TTATCAGGTTATTCTATCCAAATGAGCGTATTAATACTAGGGTTGGTGGAAATCACGTCTATACAATAACATTATAGGTAACTGAATTTTGCAACCTCAAATGTTCATATTGTTATTAGCATGAAAAAACATCTACCAAATTAGATTTTAATACAGCTAAAAAATTTATAGATATTTTATTAGCAGGCGATGATAGAAGTAAAAAATATATTAATTCATGGGAAAGCAAGGGAGCCATAATTGATTTCATTGGTGGAGAGCCATTATTAGAAATTGAACTTATCGATTAGGTGAGTGAATATTTTATTGATGAATTAATTAGATTAAATCATCCGTGGTTATTTCGTTTTAGATTCAATATTGCTACAAATGGTACGTTATATTTTGAGCCAAAGGTTCAAAACTATTTAAATAAGTATAAATAGTATATAAATATGACAATTACAATTGATGGGAATAAAGATTTACATGATACGTGTAGATTATTTCCAGATGGAAAAGGGTCATATGATATTGTACATAGGGCAGTTGAAGATTGGAGAAAAAATCAACTCTTAGACTAGACCAAAATTACTATATCTCCTTCTAATGTTGATAAGGTTTATATAGCATTACATGATTTAATTAGTATAGAAAAATATAAAATTATTTTTATTAACTGCGTCTATGAAGAAGGGTGGACAGATGTTGATGGAAAAATTTTATATGAACAATTAAAACAATTAAATGATTATTTATTAGAAAATAATCTACAAGATGATATATATATTACAATTTTGGATGATGAATGTGGCGTTACACGGTACGAAAAAGATATACCCTGGTGTGGAGGTTCTGGCTCAATGATATGCCTTGACCCAAGAGGAGATATTTATCCTTGTTTAAGATATTGCCCAAGCTCAATTGGATATGAAAAAGCAATTAAAATGAAAATTGGTGATGTTGAGCATGGTTTTATTTATAATGATGAATAGGAAAAAATAATTGAACAGTTTAAAACCGTTAATCGTCAAAAATAGCTAAGTTGTCATAAAGATTGTATTGATTGTCCAATACAAGAAGGATGCGGAGATTGTGCGGCATACTCATATGAGGTATCTAATGAAATAGGATATAGAACTAACTATCATTGTATTACTCATATAGCAAGAGTTTTAGCATCTAGTTATCTAAAAAATAAAAGCTATTTAAAAACACATATACAAAATCCAATGCCTCTTTTAGTCCCAAAAGATTGGGCACTACAAATTATTTCAGAAGAGGAATTTAATTCTTTATTATAGCTATCAAAGGAGGCAAATAAAAATGTCTAATGAAAGTAACCTTTTATATATACAAAAAACTAAAATGAATATTATTGATTATCTTGAACAAGATGAAGAATTAGATAGTGACTTAATTAGTATTGATGATATTATATTTTATCCGATTGTTTTAACGGATGAAGAGGCAACCGAAAATCAATTAACATCTTTTTATCAATTTATAGAATTCTATTCATCTAAAAAAAATTATGATAAATATTGCCTATTAATACAAAAGTTTATAAATAATACTAATTTCTTAGAGCTAGTTTTTAACGATGAAATCACGGCAGAGGAATTTATCACAATAACACAAGTGCGTCAATTTGACTCTAAAAAACTTGATGATGTCGATGCGTTAATTGATTTTATTACTGAAAATATAGATTTATTAAAACCTTTCAAAATAATTACATTGAACAAATATAATCTGCAAATTATTCTTACTTATATCTCTATTTTACTTGTTCAGTGTCAATGGCTGACTTATCAAGAAATGCTTGACAATAAAGATATTTTAAACGAAATCTATACAGATGCTGGATTTTTTATAAATCAAAAATCAAATTTTGGACTTATATAAAGCAACCGAGAGAACATTCTCTCGGTTGCTTTTTTTTATTTTTTTTGCTATAATAAAATAAAAAAAGGAGTTGAATAAATTGACGGAACCTTATTTTGAATGGGATGAAGAAAACGGTCTGGCCCTATGCGCTATTTGGGAAGGATAGGACATATATATTGGACAGTCACATGTCGCCGCTGAAGATGAAGATATGAAAAGTGAAAAGGTTGGATGTGAAATTGCTCTAAGGCGCGCTCGTATTAACTATTTTAAAGCAAAGCGTAAGATTGCTCATAATGAACTTACCGGACTAGCCCATTTTAAAAGCACAATAAGTCCAAAAATTTCAACATCAGATTATGTATATAAAAGATTGTTAAAAGAAATTAAAAATCTTGAAGAAAAAATTAAATGGTGTAATAATAAAATAAATTTTGAAAAAGCGAGTTTAAAGCAATATATTGAAGATAAAGATGATTTTTATAAATATATACGAAAGAAAAGATAGGGCAAAAATGATTAATTTTTAAATCACCTAACTTAAAATATATAGCCAGTAGAAAGGGTGATTTTTATTAAAGTTTTACTTATTTTTTTCGCAGGTTTTGCCTTTTGCTAGTGGATAGCCCCAATATTAGATGAATTACAAGCAACTTTTTTATCGTGGCTTGAAACAAAAAAAGGTAATATGGCAATAAAAATTGCCGAAATAAATCTTAAAACATAGGAAATTGCAGATAAAAAATCATCAAACAACAAAACCTAGGCCATTGGGTTTTGTATTTCTAATGAAGAAGAGGAAGAAGAAGAATATGAAGATGACGAATAAATATTATGATACAAGTAGTTTATTATTAGTAGCCGATTCGCTCTTTGAAAATAAAAAAGAGGATGAAAATATTATAATTACATCCATTACACTTAATGAATTAGAGCATATCAAAACTTCCGCTAATAAGGACCAAAGCGTCAAGTATACTGCTCGCCAGCTTCTTCATAAACTTGATGAAAATCCAGATAAATGGGAATGCTTGCCCTATAATATAGATTGTCTGGATATATTAGAAGAATTTAAATATGAAGTAACCAATGATACAAAAATTCTTGCTATGGTATATCATCACAGTAATATGGTTCAACAATTACCAAAATTTGTTACGAATGATGTTGCATTAAAAATGCTCGCGATACCAATTTTTGGAATAGATAATATCGAAAGCATTAAAATAGATAATGATGATTATACTGGATATAAAGAATATTACTTTAACGAAGAAGAAATGGCTTACTTCTACTCTAACCAATAGGAATATAGTGAAGAGCTATATATCAATGAATATATTAATATATATGATAAAAAAAGCCAAGAGAGAGTAGATACATTACTGTGGACTGGAAAAGAATTTAGACAACTAAAATATAAAAGTTTTTATTCAAAACAATTAGGTGAAGTTAAACCATATCGTGGCGATATTTATCAGGCTATGGCCGCGGACAGTTTAATGAATAATAAAATTACAATGATAAAAGGTCCTGCGGGCGCAGGTAAATCACATCTTGCTGTAGGTTATTTATTTTCACTTTTGGATAGGGGAAAAATAGATAAAATTATTATATTTTGCAATACTGTTGCTACTAAAAATGCAGCAAAATTGGGATTTTATCCTGGGTCTCGTGATGAAAAACTATTAGATTCACAAATTGGTAATTTTCTTTCAAGTAAAATTGGTGGAAAGATTGCTGTTGAATAGTTAATTGATAATGAAAAATTAATTCTACTTCCAATGAGCGATATTCGAGGCTATGACACCTCTGGAATGAACGCAGGTATTTATATAACGGAAGCGCAGAATTTGGATGTAGAATTATTAAAACTTGCTCTTCAAAGAGTTGGAGAAGATTCCATCATTATACTTGATGGCGATACAAAAAGTCAGGTTGATTTAGTTGATTATGAAGGTATAAATAATGGAATGAGACGCGTCTCAAAAGTATTTAGAGGCGAAGATATATATGGTGAAGTTGAATTGAAACAAATTCACCGTAGTAGAATAGCAGAAATTGCGTAGAGGCTATAATTTATAGCCTCTACTTTTTTATAAAGGGGTGAAATGAATGGGATTATAGGTTTAGTCAAATGTATTTATTACAAAAACAAAGAAAGAACATATTCAAAAAATTGATTTTGTTTCAGCTAAGGAGCCAACTTAGACGCTAGATAATTATTATAATAGTGTAAATAATAAGCCCGACATTCTAATTAATGGCGGATTTTTTAATTTCAGCGATGGAAAACCAACAATGGATTATATTGATAATGGAATAATTAAAGCTGTTGATACTGGCTTAATTTATGGTATGGGTATTGATACTACTGGAAATTTATGCTATGGTAGAGATAATGAAAGAAATTGGATAGATTTTATTTCTGGATATCCGCCACTTGTGGTAAACGGATAGAAAGCTCCCATTTCTATGGCAACAGAAATTTCTGGACGCGCACGTAGAACTATTATTGGGTATGATGAAAATTATGTCTATACATTTTCTATTGATAGTCCAGGAGCCACATTTAACGAAGCGGCTGATATAGTATTAAAAACTGGTTGCACTTATGCTATTAACTTAGATGGCGGAGGCAGCACAAGATTACTATATAGTGGAAAGCCATATGCAGTTGCTTCTTACAATCGTCCTGTTGATAACATGGTTGCTATTTATTTTAAAGATGAATATAAAACAGTTGAATAGCCAACTGAAACTATTTCTATGATATATAGAATATAGGTTGGCGCTTTCGCATCGAAACAAAATGCAAATGCTTTTTGTGATAAAATCAAAACCCTTGGGGCTAATTATAAAAATGCTTTTGTTACATATGTTGCCCCATATTATAAAGTATAGGTAGGAGCATTTTCAGTAAGAAGTAATGCTGAAAATATGTTAAGAGATTTACAATCAAAAGGATATAGTCCATTTATTGTAACTGAAAAAAAAACTAACGTAAATGAAACAGAAAAGCCAAAAGTTGAGGAGGAAAAACAAGAAATGAGCAATAGTCCATTAATCGCAGTAAAAACAATATCACCAAATAAGACTGCAAATCGCACTCATTCTATTGATAGAATTACTCCTCATTGCGTTGTAGGACAATGCACTGCAGAAGCACTTGGAGCGTGGTTTGCTCGTTCAACCACTTAGGCTTCTTCAAATTATGGCATTGATAAGGACGGCCGCATTGGACTATATGTTGAGGAAAAAGATAGAAGTTGGTGTTCTTCAAACACGGCAAATGATAATCGCGCTATTACTATTGAATGCGCAAGCGATACATTTGACCCATATCGTATGAATGAAGTTGTCTTCTAGTCATTAATAAGACTATGTATTGACATATGCAAACGTTATAATAAAACAAAATTAATCTGGTTTAGTGATAAGACTATGGCATTAGGTTATGAACCAAAAGCAGATGAAATGATTATTACAGTCCATCGTTGGTTCGCAAATAAATCCTGCCCCGGCGATTGGCTATATAATCGTTTGGGCGAATTGGCTACAACTGTCACTAATGCATTAGCAGAGGAGGATGAAGATATGACACAGGAAAGATTTAATGAAATGATGGAAACTTGGATTGTCGAACAGGCAAATAAAGACACAAATGAAAGTTGGTCTGCCGAAGCACGTGCTTGGGCCGAGCAAAATGGTTTCATTCAAGGTGATGACAAGGGCCGCAAGATGTATAAGAAATATATTACCAGAGAGGAATTCATTACAGTAGTTCATAGAATTTTGAAGAAATTGGGATTACTAAAATGAAACAAAAAGAATTTTCCAAAAAATTACTAATTTGGGAAGGGTTACTAATCTGGATTATAACAATTTCTTATATTGTTCTAGCCTTTTTATGTGTTATCAACGGATATACCGGTTCTCTACCTTGGCTTAGCGTTATCCCCGGTGTAGCGTGGAGCGCATATGGCGTAAGTCAAGGTTTCTACTACAATAAGGCAAAAGCAGAAAATACTAAAAATGGTATTAAATATGAAGCAATTCTAAATGACTTGCTTGATGATGAAATATTGCCTTTTGAGCCTGGCCAAGAGGAAGAACCGATTGACATAAATACTGATTATGGTATATGATTATAAACCCCGTAGATTTTTATCTACGGGGTTTATTGTTTTCTATAAAAAAATATGTTATAATATTTATATATAGGAAAAAGGAATGAATTTTTATGAAATGGACAGATATTTTAGCCCCAGAAGCAATTTTTAAAGCACAATGTCTTGCCGCATCCGCAAAAACAGAGCGAGAAAATGGTAAGATAATTTGCCCTCCGTAGGATTAGATATTCCGCGCGTTTGAATTAACACCTCCGGACAATGTAAAAGTAGTAATTATAGGGCAAGACCCATATCATACGCCAGGTCAGGCTAACGGGTTAGCATTTTCAATTGCGAATGGAAATCCGATTCAACCTAGTTTACGGAATATATTTAAAGAAATGTGCGCCGATATCGGTTGCGCAATGCCTACAACAACAGACTTAACCCCATGGGCTGAACGGGGAGTGCTGCTACTCAACGCAACACTGACCGTTGAAGCACATCATGCAAATAGTCACTCTAATTGGGGATGGCAAGATTTTACACGAAATGTTGTATTAAAAACAGCCTTTTTAGAGCAGCCAATCGTATTTATGGCGTGGGGAAATTACGCTCAGGACGTGCTGAGAACGACATTTTTACCAGAGTTTAATACTCAATATTGGATAAAAATCTTAGAAGAAAAGAAAAAGTCTTGTATTTTATGTAGTCATCCAAGTCCGTTAAGCGCATCAAGAGGAAGTATCCCATTTTTTGGAAGTTATTGTTTCTCACGGGCTAATGAATTTTTAGAGAAAATGGGTAGTAAACCAATAGATTGGAGTTTAGAATGAAGAGAATTATAGTAACTTTTCCAACTGATAAATATGACTGGGAAGTAATTCAACAGATTCACAAAACATTTGAAATGGCTTATCCTAATGATATAGTCATTTGTATTCCAGAAGATATAGATGTGCGAATACTACCAGGTGAAGATGAAGAAAGAGGTTTTTGATGGCTATATACATTGATGGCTCGGCGCATCCTAATCCTGGTCCCGGTGGATTCGCTGTTGTAAAATTAGATAGCGATGATAAAGTTGTATTCTGCCACCAAGAACAATTTAAAAATACTACAAATAATGAAATGGAATTATCAGCGGCTTTATATGCACTAATTCGTTTTGGTCATGAATACAATTTCTTTGTTCCAATTGTATATTGTGATAGTGCATATACAATAAATACATTAACTAAATGGAAAAATAATTGGAAGTATAACGGATGGATAAAAAGTGATAAAAAAACGCCAGAAAACTTGCAAATTATACAAAAATATGATAAAATAGAAGAAAAAGGATATAAAATTGAATTAATAAAAATCGACGGTCATAAGGGTATTTTAGGCAATGAACTAGCCGATGCTCTTGCTACTGGCCGTATGACCGAAGAGGAGGTAATGCGAAAATATGGATAATTATGGTATTGAAGCCATACAATCTCTTGATTTCCGTGAAGGTGTGCGTACTCGTATCCAAATGTACCTTGGATCGGATGATAATGAGGGAACATACCAAGCATTTAAAGAGATTATCAATAACTCCACAGATGAAGCATTGGCCGGTTTTGGAGATAAAATTGAGATTTATGTAAGCGAAAAAGGAAATTCAGTCTGCGTTAGAGACTACGGTCGTGGAGTGCCTTTTGGTATGCGAGAAGACGGCGAAAATGTATTGGTTTCAATATATTCTCGTTCTCATACTGGTGGTAAGTTCAATGAAAGCGTATATAAAAACGCCTCGGGCCTGAATGGCATCGGGGCTAAGTGTGTTTGTCTGTCAGCAAAGTGGTTTGAGGTTTACACATATAGAGATGGAAAAAGTGCTCATGCAAAATTTTTACAGGGCAATTTGGAAAAATATGAAGAATCCGCGACCACGGAACCAAATGGTACATTAATATCGTTTAGTCCAGATCCAGAAGTGTTTAAAAATGGTGAAATTGGCTATTCATTTGACAAGATTTGTAAGGATATAAAAGATATTTCATTTCTTTATAGTGGAATTACATTCACCATTACAAATATAGAAACTAAAAAGAAAAATACCTATTGTGCCAAAAATGGCATTAAGGATTTTATAAAAGAAAATCTATCTACTCCACTACATAATCATATTATCTATAATTCTACCAAAGATGGCGATGATATGGTTGAAATAGCATTTCAGTGGGGTTCCAAGAGAGAAGAGGGTTATGTGTTTGTAAACGGTTTGCGGTGTCCCGAAGGTGGTACCCCAATAACCGGCGCGAAGACTGCGATTACCCGCACATTTAATACTCTCTCGCATGAAAACTTTGATGGCGATGCTATCAGAGGCAATCTATTTTATGTTATCAACTGCTCTGTGGCGCAGCCAAGTTTTGCCAACCAGACCAAGAGCAAGATAAATAATGCGAGTTTGCGCACTCTTGCATCAAATTGCTTTAGCGATGCATTGAAAGAAATGGAGCGCAGCTATAAAGACGAGTTCAATACAATTGTTGAACTTCTACGCAAGATTTCCCGTGCCGAAGCGGCCGCTGAACGGGCACGCCGCCAAGTATTGGAAGCAACAAAAGACATTGAAAAGAATCAAAAGCGCAAGGTATTTGCATCTGACAAGTTGAAAGATGCCGAGTTTTTAGGTCAAAATTCAACTCTGTTAATCTGCGAGGGTGACTCTGCTCTTGGAGCCATGTCACAGGCCCGTGACTCACGAACCTATGGTCTATTGGCTATTCGGGGTAAGATGATAAACTGCCTATCAAACGATGATGAAGATATATTCCAAAATGAAGAAATCAAACTTCTTTTGAGCGCATTAAATATCACCCCTGGTAAGTATGACGCAAAGAAACTGCGCTATGGCCGGCTTGGCATCTGTACCGATGCTGACTCTGATGGGTATCATATCGGTTTGCTGATTATGTCAGCGATGACATATCTTGCGCCAGATTTCATCAAAGAGGGGCGCCTGTGTTGGCTGCGGTCTCCGCTGTATATTGTGAATAATAGAGGTACTGAATCTTACTATTTTGATGATGAAGAATATTCAAAGGTAAGAGGAAGAATACGCGGAGAGGTAACAAGAGCCAAGGGACTTGGTCAATTGTCGCCGCAAACTGCCCGCAACTCAATGTTTGAGCCAAAAAATCAACGAATTGATGTAATGGAATATGATGAAAAAGCAATTGATTTGTTGAAACAATTGATGGGGCCACAGGTTGAGCCGCGCAGAGATTTCATTTTCAAAAATGTAGATTTTAGCACGATTTCAGAGTAAGGAGATAAAATATGGATTTTAAAGATATAATTGAACAGTCATTTACACAGTATTCCGGTGCTGTTCTACAGTCTCGTGCTCTGGTTGATGTGCGTGATTGTTTAAAACCTTCCGCAAGACAAATTTTTTATGCGCTATATACAGATAAATTTACATATGACAAGCCATATAAAAAGTCTTTAAAAGCGGTTGGCTCTCTATCTCGTTTCTATATCCACGGCGATAGTAGCGCCGTTGGAGTGTTGATGCGCTCTGGCCAGTCATTTGCTATGAGATATCCTCTCATGGATGTTGAAGGTAATGTCGGAACGCTTCTTGATTCAGGCAACTGGGCACATCAGCGTTACACTTCAAGTCGCTTAAGTAGCGTTTGCGGGCATCTATTTGATGATATAGAAAAAGATACTATAACCGATTGGAGAGATAATTATGATGACACTGAGAAATACCCTGGAGTTTTACCAAGTAAGGGATTTTACAATATCGTCAATGGTACAATGGGAATTGGTATTGGACTTGCAGGCTCTATTCCGCAGTTCAATATAAAAGATGTAAATAATGCACTAATACATCTACTGCAAAATCCGGATTGCGATTTTGATGAAATTTATTGTGTTCCAGACTTTGCAACTGGCGCTATGTTGCTTAATGAACCAGAAGTAAAGCAGGCATTAAAGACAGGGAATGGTTCTGCTTGCAAACTGCGGTCAGTTATTGAGTATGATGTATCAGACCATTGTCTAATTGTAAAAGAAATTCCCTATGGAGTTTATACAAATACAATCTGCGGTCAGTTGGAAGAAATTGAAATGTCAGAAGAAAATCCCGGTATAGAAAGACATAATGACCTAACTGGCGAAACCGTAAATATTAAGATTTATTTACATAAAAATATAAACCCTGATAGAGTAATTAAATATCTATATAAAAATACATCATTACAATATTATTACGGCATCAATATGACTATGCTGGATAATGGTAGATTTCCAAAGATTTTTGGCTGGAAAGAAGCATTACAAGCCCATATTGACCATGAAAAGATTATCTATCGCAGAGGTTTTAACTTTGATTTAACAAAAATTAAGCATAGAATACATATACTTGATGGATTGTTAATATGCCTTGCTTCGATTGATGAAGTCGTACAGATAATTAAATCTTCTGAAAGCGCAGCAACTGCGAGTAAGGCTCTGCAAGAGAGATTCCTTCTCGATGCAGAACAGGCCAAGGCTGTTCTTGATATGAAACTTAGCCGTTTGGCTAATCTTGAAGTTAAGAAGTTAGAAGATGAAAAAACTGATTTAGAGAAAGAGCGTCAGCGCATTGAAGAAATTTTGAACGACCAAAATAAATTTAATCAAGAATTGATTAAGGGTTGGCAAGAAATTATCAAGAAATATGGCGATGACCGCAGAACAAAAGTAGTTCATATTGCCGAAGAAAATGCTGATGGCGAACTTCAAGATATTGTTGCCGAAAACTGTATCGTTGTGCTAACAGAAGGCAATACTTTGAAGCGTATCCCCACTAAAAACTTTGTAGCACAGAAGCGCAACGGTAAGGGCGTAAAGAACCAAGAGGATATTACATCAATGATTATCCGCACCAATACTCTTGATAATCTAATGATTTTTACCAACAAGGGTAATATGTATCGTCTCTTGGTCGATGAAATTCCAGAAGGAACTAATCAATCGAAGGGATATCCAATTGATGCGCTTGTTCAAATGGCTGCGGATGAATACGCCCAGGTTATTTACTCTATTTATAGAGATACAAATGCTCAATATGTATTCTTTGTTACAAAACAGGGTATTGTCAAAAAGACAAGTTTGGAAGAATATTTGAAGACAAAGAAGAAAAATGGTATTGCGGCGATTAGTTTGAAGGATGGAGATAGCCTTGCGTCGGTATTCTTGGTGAAAGATGAAGATGTAATCTTACTCTCAAAAGCGGGTTTTGGGATAAAAATTGCGTCTACCGATGTTGCGGCATCTGGTCGTGTAACAATGGGTGTTAAAGGTATTGCGCTTGCGCGGACTGATGAAGTAGTGTGCGGCCTCCCGATTAGAGACCTCAATGACAGCCTCGCCGTGTTCGCAGAAGCGGGGACCGCAAAGAAATTTGCTACAAAAGATATTCCACTTCAAAATCGTGGTGGTAAGGGTTTAATTTACAGTAAAGAACCTGCTTCTGCCGCGGTACTTATCTCTGATGAAGATATGATTTTGGTAGTTGGCAATAAAAACTCTATTTGCGTCAGCGCAAAGGATATACCAGTTGGCGCAAGAACTACCGTAGGAAATCAGATTATCAAGGGTAATAAAGTAATCGGAGTAAGTAAAGTATAATATTTGACTAAATAAAAAATTTTTTATATAATATATTTGTAAATAAGGAGCAAATATGGAAGAATTAGTTGCTAAACTGAATGATGCAACCAAGGCATATGATGAAGGTCATCCCATTATGACCGATGAAGAATGGGACAATCTTTATTTTAAACTCCTTGATTTAGAACGAGAAACTGGTATTACGCTTGCCGATTCTCCAACTCAAAAAGTAATATATGATGTGGTAAATGCTCTACCAAAAGTAGAGCATAACCACAAAATGCTGTCTTTGGATAAAACCAAGAGTGAAGATGAAGTTAATAGTTTTTTAGGCAACCATGAATTTATTGCGATGGCAAAGATGGACGGTTTAACTTGTTCATTGCGTTATTTAAATGGAGAATTGGTTTCCGCAGAAACTCGCGGCAATGGAATTATTGGTGAAGACGTTACCCATAATGCCAAAGTAATTCCGTCAATCCCTAAAAAGATTGATTACCAGGACGAATTAATAGTTGATGGTGAAATAGTTTGTATGTGGAACGATTTTCAAACATTCATTACCAACTATAAAAATCCTCGTAATTTTGCTGCAGGTTCTATTCGTCTCTTGGATTCAAAGGTGTGTGCTCAACGAAAACTCACATTTATTGCTTGGGATGTAATCAAAGGTATTGGTTTTGATACTGTGACTGAAAACCTTGAAGCATTACAGAAGTATGGTTTTGAAGTTGTACCTTGGGTTAAGGAAAATCCAACATATGCTATAAATGATGTAAAAGACTTCTGCGCAGACCATAATTATCCAATAGATGGGGTTGTTTTCAAGTTTGATAATATTGCTTATGGTAAATCTCTCGGTGAGACTGGTCATCATTTTAAAAATGCTATTGCATATAAATTTTATGATGATGAATATGAAACTACACTAAAAGATATTGAATGGTCTATGGGTAGAACTGGTATTTTAACGCCAGTTGCTATTTTTGAACCAGTAGATATTGATGGTAGCACAGTTGAAAGAGCAAGTTTACACAATATTAGTGTAGCAAGTGATATTCTCGGAACCCTGCCGTATGTAGGAGAAAGAATTTGGGTATACAAGGCAAATATGATAATTCCGCAAATTAGTAAAGCCAGTAAGCGAAGTTTCTTTACTGATAAGCATATTGATATGCCTAAAATCTGTCCAATCTGCGGCGGTGCCACTGAACAGCGAGAATCTGATACTGGAGTTTTGGAATTATACTGTATGAATCCTACTTGTGAAGGAAAACTTGTAAACAAATTAGATCACTTCCTTGGCAAAAAAGGACTTGATGTAAAGGGTATTTCGGTTGCCACATTAGAAAAACTTATTGAGTATGGTTGGGTAAATTGTATTGAGGATATTTATAATTTAAAACAATATAAAATAGAATGGTCTAAAAAACCTGGTTTTGGTGAGAAGTCTGTTGATAATATGCTCGCCGCCATTGAAGCAAGTAAAGATTGTCAATTAGATAAATTTATTTGCGCCATTGGTATTCCGCTGATTGGAACTTCAATGTCTAAAACATTGGCAAAGGCTTTTGGCACATGGAATAATTTTAGGAAAGCAATTATTGAAAATTATGATTTTACCCTTTTAGACGATTTTGGTTATATTACATTAGATGCTATCCGTGATTTTGATTATACAGAGGCAGATAATCTGACTTTAATTTTAAATATCTCATATGATGCTCCCAAAGAAACTAGTAATACTTTATCCGGTAAGAAAATTTGTATTACCGGAACGCTATCTCGTTTTAAAAATAGAGCAGAATTACAATCTGTAATTGAAAGCGCTGGCGGTAAAACTGTATCGTCAGTAACAAAGAATACTGATATATTGATTAATAATGATATAACCAGTACTTCTGCCAAAAATGTTGCCGCGAAGAAACTCAATATCCCTATCATTACAGAAGAAGAGTTTTTAGCGAAATACATTGACTAACTTAAAAAAATTTTGTATAATTAAATCGTAAAAATTAAGGAAAAAATAATTCACATGAAGAAAAAAGATTTACAAGCATTAGCAAAGAAAATCGCGAAGGCAGAACTCTGTATTCAAAACAGTCCCGATGAAGATGCTATCCAAAAGGCTAAGGAAGACATTATGAAATATACAAGCCACGTTACAGATTGGCAAGACCTAGACCTATTGGATGAAATGATTTAGGAAATTTTACAGAATTCTTGACTAAGAAAAAATTTTTTGATATAATTTTTACACAAAGAAAAAATTAAAAAAATATTTATTTAAAAAGGAGATTATTTATCATGGCTATGAAGGAAAATAGTGCTGCTGTTCTCAATTATCTTAAGAAGGTTAATGGTCAGGACGTGACCGCTGCTGACGTTGCTGAGGCTCTTCATCTAGAGAAGCGTTCTGTCGACGGTATCTTTACTAGTGCTATCCAGCGCAAGGGTCTGGGTATCCGCACTCCTGCTGAGGTTGAACTTCCTGATGGTACCCACAAGCAGGTCAAGTTCCTCTCTCTCACCGAGGCTGGCATGGCTTTCGATCCAACCGCTGACGCTGAGTAATGAAGTAAATTAACGAGGTGGGATAAAACTCACCTCGTTTTTTTTATCTTATGACTATCCTATATATACTTATCGGTCTTATAGTAGGATGTTGTGGGGCATACCTTATATTAAGACCGAAAATACAATCTACAAAATAGTATGATTTTGAGTTAGAACAAAAAAATAAATAGTTATCAGAAGAGTACAATGTTTTAACTAAAAAGTTAGAACGAGAAGAAAAAACCTATGAAATTGTTTAGGCTCAAAATGTTGAAATTTAGTAGCATTTTGAAACGCTAAAAGAAACTTAGGCAAAGGCTGCATAGGATTATTATAATCAAGCATTAGAAATTGCTTAGAATAGTTTTGATAAAGAAATTGAAAATATTGCTAATCAATTAGAAACTAGCAGAGAAGAAGCAAAAGAAGAGTATGCTAAAACTCTCCAAGAGGCAGCAGAAGAGTTTCAAGAAGCGATTGAAAAAGAGCAAAAAGAATTCTCATATTGGAATGGACGTATAATTGCACTTTAGCGAGATGTTCAAGTCGCGCTTGAGGCAGCATAGCGCAAGATGGCAATGGAAACACAGCAAGATTTTTATAGGATATGTTTATCCAGTGAAGATATTGCTGAGATTGCGCGTTTGCGCGAAGTACTTCCATATCTACGAGATAAAACACCGCTAAATAAAGTAATTTATAAAGTATATTATGAGAGGCCGCTTACCGATATGATTGGTAGAGTGGTCGGTCCTAATGTCCGCACCGGCATATATAAAATTACCAATATTAACAATGGTATGTGTTACGTAGGACAGGCCGCAAATATTGCAGACCGTTGGAAGTAGCATGTAAAGCGCGGCGTAGGTGCCGAGGACTGGACATAGAATAAACTCTATCCCGCTATGTACTCTATTGGAGTAGAGAACTTTACTTTTGAAGTAGTAGAAGAGTGCGATAGAGATAAGTTAAACGAACGCGAAGATTATTGGCAACTTTATTTTCATGCCAAAGATTTTGGATATAGTATAAAATGAGGAAAAATTATGTACCAAATTATTGATAAACGAGGTTCTGGAAAAACAAGTAGACTCATGCTTCTGGCAAAAGAAAACAACGGAATATTAGTATGCGGCAATCCATATGCCATGCGTGAAAAAGCGCATGCTTATGGTCTTACTGGATTTGATATTGTATCATATAGAGAGTTATAGAATCCTGATTTTAATATAGACTGTAAACCAGTTTTTATTGATGAAATAGATAGTTTTCTCTATTATTTAGGCGATTCTATTTAGGGCTATACACTAAGTTTGGAGGACTAATATGATTAAAGTATTTACACTAAATAAGAATGGAAAAATTGAATTAACTGAAAAAGAATTAAAACAATTACTTGATGATTCCTACTGGGAAGGATATAGAAACGGCCAGGGCACGACTTGGACTTATACTTCTCCAAGCATCTGTTCTCCGTATATTTATACCACCACATATAATGGAACAACCGGTAGTATTACTTTAACTAGCGCTACTTCAGCGAATACGGACGACATATGCATTAATAACTTTACTACTGGAACAACAACCTCAAATATTGCAGTAAATCAGTAAAATGGAAGAAATTTTATGTTATGGAAAGACATTACCAATGGCTTACCATCAGTCATTGGTAATGTTAAATGAAGCGCCAATTGTTCCATGTCCGGATTGGAATACAGAACAGAAAGAAGTATCTATGACATTTGTAGTTGAGCATCCTTTACAAGATGATATGATTAGTAAACTATCTTTTTGTGACCCTGTGAGTTTGGAGCAGTATTGCCAAGAGATGCTTGATGGAATTATGGATTTTGAGATATATAAAGGAAATTGGGTTTATACTTATCACGATAGAATGACAAGATACTATGTAGATAATTGTACAAAATTTCCTGATACTCATGAAGTTAATCAAATAGATTTTGTAATTGATGAATTAAAGCGTAACCCATACTCCCGTCGTGCGGTTATTGATATTAGAGATAATTCAGAAGATATGTATAGTGATGACCCTGCCTGTTGGCAACATGCGCAATTCTTTATCCGCGATAATAAACTTCATATGAAGGTGTTATTCCGTTCAAATGATGCATGCAAAGCCGCATTTATGAACGCCTTTGCACTTATTCAATTACAATCTAGGATTGCAGAACAAGTAGGTGTTAAAATAGGAACTTATACCCATCGCGCAAATAGTTATCATTGTTATGCTCGGGACTTCGATATGCTCCAAGGATATGTAAATCGTATTAACTCTTATTCAAATGATTTAACATATTCTTATTGGGACGATTGGAAAGAGCAAATGGACGAAGCGAAACCAGAGATTGCTAAAAAGGTTGCTGAGTTACAAAAAAAATGATATAATAGATATATAAGATAAAGAAAGGTATAAATATTATGTCAAAGAAACAAGCATTTATTAATTATGTGTCGCGTTTATTTGGTGAGGACCACGTCCAGAATGGCGATATCCCCGATGATGCATGGGATTACTGGAAAGCCCTCATCGCAGAAAAAAGTACAGAAAAGCCGCCATTTACAGAAAATGGCAAAATCATTTTAAAGTTTTTTAAAGATAATCAAAATATTGAAACATGGAAAACGAAAGATGTTGCAGAGGCTCTTGGACTGTCGTCCAGAAGTGTCTCAGGTAGTTCTCGTAAGTTGGTAACTGATGGTTATCTTGAAAAAGTGGGGTCTGACCCAATATTTTATATGTTAACTGAAAAAGGTAAAAATGCAAATTTAGATGAAGAATAAGGAGATTAAATAATGAAGAAAAGTTTTATTAATACTTCACACATTGAGGGATATGTTTACGACCATAAGTTGGAATCCCGCGTGAGCGGAGAGAACTCCAAGAACCCAGGTACTGCTTTTATCATGGGTACTCTTGATATCGCAACAGATAATGCTTTGACTAATATTGTGCCAATCCATTTCACATATGTTACCGCCACAACCACAAAGGGCGCCGCTAATGCAACTTACACTGTCCTCAAGGATATTGTAGAAGGCAAGCATGCCACTGTTATGAATGGCGGTAAGGAAAATGCGGTTAAGGTTCGTATTGACTCTGCCATTGGTCTTAACGAATTTTATTCTAATCGCAATGGCGTTGAGGAACTTGTTTCCGCAAAGCGCAATGAAGGTGGTTTTGTTCATCTTACCGATACTCTTAACGAAGATGAGAGTCAGCGTAATACATTTAAGGCTGATATGGTTATCACCAATGTAGTTCATGTTGAGCCAAATGAAGAGCGCAAGATTGACGAGCATGCAGTTGTAAAGGGCTGCGTATTTGATTTCCGTGGCGCTATCCTTCCTGTGGAATTCACAGCAACAAATCCGGGCGCCATTAGTTATTATGAAGGGCTTGAAGCCTCTTCTACACGTCCTGTGTTTACTTGTCTTTGGGGTAAGCAGATTTCTCAAACTGTTACCAAGACCTACGTTGATGAATCTGCTTGGGGCGAAGATAATGTGAGAACAGTATCTAGTACCCGCAAGGATTGGGTTATCACTGGTAGTGCTAAGGAACTTTATAGTTATGGTACCGACGAAGAGTGTGATATGACACCTTCCTTCCTCAAAAAGGCTAGTGAGGATAGAGAAACCTATCTCGCCACTATTAAGAAGCGTCAGGATGATTATAAGGCATCCAAGGCTGCTCCTGCTGCTGCGGCACCCGCAGCCGGAGGTTTCAACTTCTAATAAGGAGAGATAGTAACTATGGCTATTAATCTGTTGGCTATTCAGCCTAATAAAGTTTCTCGTGACCTTAGCGGTTACATTACCTACATCTATGGGCCAGCAAAGGTGGGTAAAACCACCCTTTGCTCCAAATTCCCCGGCGCTCTACTTCTCGCTTTTGAAAAGGGATATAATGCTATCCCAGGGATTTACGCTCAGCCAATTGAAAAATGGTCTGAACTTAAAGAAGTTGTTCGTGAACTGAAAAAGCCAGAAGTAAAGGAAAAGTTTAAGACAGTTATCATTGATACAGTTGATTTTGCGGGAAGCGCTTGCGAAAAGTATATCTGTAATCAACTTGGTATTGATAATATCGGCGATGGCGGTTGGAGCAATAATGGTTGGTCTAAATACAAGAAGGAGTTTGAAGAAACCTTCCGCACCATCACTATGCAGGGATATGCTCTTGTGTTCATTTCTCATGACCAGGAGAAGACATTCAAGCGTAAGGATGGAACAGAATTTAATATGACTGTGCCGACAGCACAGAAGTCTATTAATAACATTGCCAAAGACATGAGTGATATTTACACCTATGCTCAAATTGACGAAGTATCAAAAAGCCGCAAACTCATTATGCGCTCTCTTGATAATACAATTGAGTGTGGATGTCGCTTCAAATATATGCAGAATGATGTCGATTTGGACTATGATGCTTTAGTGAAGGCATTGAACGAAGCAATTGATAAAGAAGCAAAAGAAAATAATAATCAGTTTGTCACTGACGAGCGTTCAACAACACCAGAGTCGGTTACCTATGATTATGATGCTGAAATTGCTGAATTTAATGATTATGTTGCTCCCTTGATGCAGAAAGACCCTAATTATTATGGTCCTCGTATCGTTTCTATCGTAGAAAAATATCTCGGTAAGGGTAAGAAGATTGCGGATAGTACAATCGACCAGGTAGATTTGATTCATCTGGTTGTTACTGAATTGAAAGAAGACTTAAAGTAATGCCTGCTAAGCCAGAAAATAAGTTTTCTGGCTTAGTTTTTTATGGAGTGATGTTATGGCAAAACACTTAGTAAAATGTTTTTACTGTGGTGAAACCTTTGATGCTTCAAAAGAGCCATTTGTGATGGCTCGCGCAAATAGATATGCGCACGAGGCTTGCGCAAAGAAACATGAAGCATCTCTAACCGAAGAAGAAAAAGCAAAACAAGCATTGGAAGATTATATCAAGAAATTACTTAATATTTCTTCGCTTACTCCTAAAATAAAAAAGCAACTGGATAAATATATTAAAGAAGAGAAATATACTTATTCGGGTATCCATAGAAGTTTAATCTATTTTTTTGAAATTAAACATAATCCTATTGAAAAAGCAAATGGTGGAATTGGTATTGTTCCATACATCTATTAGGATGCCTATAATTATTATTACAACATTTGGGCAGCACAGCAACAAAACGAAGATAAAAATATTGAAGAGTATAAACCCAATGAAATAATAATTACAATTAAACCCCCGCAGAGGAAAATCAAGAAAAGAAAGTTGTTTAAATTTTTGGACGAGGAGGCCAATACTGTATGAGTTCTAAATATGTAGATACAACCGCAATTATGCAAGTTATTGGCAACGTCTTCGCTAATCCTTCACTTTTGGACGAAACAGATAAATATGTCCTTACTGACGAAGATTTTCCAGACCAGTTTCATAAAGTGATTTTTGGTTCTATCTTCAAATTACATGAACTAGGAGCAAAAACAATCACGCTGGCGAATATCAATGACTTCTTAGCAACGCGACCAAAAAGCGAAGCAATTTATAAAAGTCAAAAAGGTGATGAATGGCTGACTAAAATTATTGATGTTATCATTCCAGACTCGTTTAATTACTATTATAATAGAGTGAAGAAATTTTCTCTATTAAGAGCATATGATAATTTTGGACTTGATATAAGTGATATATATGATGTTGACAATATCCTAGACTCTAAAAAACGACAGCAGCAAGAAGATGTTCTAGATAACTCTACATTAACTCAAATAGCTGATATTATCGACGAAAAGATTGATAATATCAGAATGAAATATGTAGATGATTGTTATGAAGAAGCCGAGCAAGCCGGCGATGGAATATATGAACTCATTGAGAGTTTCAAATTTCATCCGGAAGTAGGTGTGCCTCTATATGGGCCATTTATTAATACTGTTACTCGCGGGGCGAGACTAAAAAAGTTTTACTTGCGGTCAGCGCCTACCGGCGTTGGCAAGTCCAGAGCAATGGTTGCCGATGCCTGCTATATAGGATGTGCTAAGATATATGATGAATATCTTGGATGGATTAAGACAGGTGCGCCACAGCCAACTTTATTTATCACTACCGAGCAGGAAAAAGAAGAAGTGCAAACAATGATGCTTGCTTTCCTCGCTAATGTAAATGAAGAACATATCATTAATGGTAAATATGAAGGAAATGAAGAAGAACGCATTATGCAGGCTGCTTCTGTGCTAAGCGAAGGCAAAGTATATATCGATGAGTTACCCGATTTCTCTTTACAAGATATAGAAAACCATATCAAGAAAAATATCCGAGACCACGATGTAAAGTATGTATTTCACGATTATATCCATACCAGTATGAAGATTTTGGAAGAAATTACGCGGCGTAGTGGAGGAGTAAGATTGCGCGAAGATAATGTTCTATTTATGCTATCAAATAAATTGAAAGACCTATGCAACCAATATGGAGTATTTATTCTATCCTCAACACAGTTAAACGCTGATTATCAAGATAGCGAAACTCCTGACCAAAACCTTCTGCGTGGCGCTAAGAGTATAGCCGATAAAATAGACTATGGTTCTGTGCTATTACCAGTGAAAGAGAAAGATTTAAAATCTCTTGAAAATATCCTAGCAAAATCAACATTCCCAAAGCCAGTAATTAAAATGTCTATTTATAAGAATAGACGCGGCAGGTATAAAGGTATTTATTTATGGTGTAAAGCCGATTTGGGCTGCTGCCGCATCCAACCTATGTTTGCTACTGGATGGGACTATGAATTAATTCAAATGGATGATATTAAAATAAAATTAGAGGAAGAGAGCGCTTTTTAATATGGCAATTGTAAGAATGACAGGAACTCTACATGAAAAAACTGGAAGTGTAGAGTATATCATGCCGCAGAACTTTGCGGCCGAAGTTTTGAAATCCCGCAAGGGAACCGATAAAAATATGAACCCGCAAGAGTTCTTGGTAAAGTATGTAAATGAAGAGTGCGGGCTTCTTCATCATTGCGTTAGAGTAACCTTGAAGTAATATGTTAGTTTTTGATAAGCAAGAGATACGAGATTGCTTATCGGACGAACAAATTTTTGATTTGTTGGAGGATTGGGGCGCCGAACCGCAGTATGTAAATACGGGTATTATAGCAAAAACCATATGCCACAATCCTCTGACCGAGGAAGCGTCTCGCAAATTATATTTTTACTCTAATACAGGGTTATTTCAATGTTATAGTAATTGCGGCACTTTTGATATTTTTGAATTATGTATTAAAGTTATGAAATTACAGCATGATTTGGATTTTGATTTAAATGATGCTGTAAGATGGATAGCCTAGCGCTTTGGCTTGTCTGGGCGTGAAGAAAATGCGCCTGAAACGGATTAGCTGGAAGATTGGAAAATATTCGCAGGATATAGCCGTATATAGGAAATTCAAAACAGAGTGCCAAATATCGTATTAAAAGAATATGATGATACAATATTATCACGCTTTAACTATGATGTAAAAATTCGGCCCTGGCTTGATGAAGGTATTTCACAAGAAGTATTAAATAATGCTGAAATAGGATACTTCCCCGGTGCTGACCAAATTACCATTCCGCACTTCGATAAAGATGGTAGATTTATAGGTCTGCGCGGTCGGTATCTGTGCGAGGCAGACTGTGAACTATATGGAAAATATAGGCCAGTCTATACAAATGGACAATTATATAATCATCCTCTTGGAATGAATTTATACAATTTTAATAATAGCCGAAGAAACATTCCAAGAGTAAAGAAAGCAATAGTGTTTGAAGGAGAAAAGAGTGTATTAAAATATCAAACCTATTTTGGTTTTGATTGCGATATTTCTGCGGCCTGCTGCGGCAGTAACTTAACAGCCTTCCAAATGTAGTTGCTGATGGACGCAGGAGCGCAAGAAATTATTATCGCGTTTGACAGATAGTTTTAGTATATAGGCGACGAAGAATTTTAGAAGTAGAAAAAGAAATTAGTAAGTATATATAGTAAGTATAAAAATTATATAAATATAAGTTTTATTTGGGATAAGAATAAGTTAACCGATTATAAGGATGCTCCTGTGGATAAGGGTAAAGAAGTATTTTTACAATTATTCAAAGAGAGGGTGTTCTTATGAAAGGAGGTTGACTAGCCTATGGACTATCAACTTATATATCCGGAACTCTCGGTAAATAATGGATACACACCGATTGAACGGATATTTGCAAGTCGGGGTATTGTCCCCGAAGCAATTCATCATTACTTAAACACCACAGAAAGAGACCTTCTTGACCCGCTACTACTTCACAATATGGAAAAAGGCGCAAAGATGTTTATATCACATCTAGCCAATGATCATAAAATTTTTGTTCAAGTAGATAGCGATGTTGATGGATTTACATCAGCAGCACTCTTAATGAATTATGCTTATCAAATTGCCCCTAGCACCGTGCTAAATAACTTCTTTTATCGGCTACAAGAAGGAAAATAGCACGGTATTATATCTGACAATGTACCCGATGGTATATAGTTGGTTATAGTTCCCGATGCTGGTAGTAACGATATAGCAGAGCATAAGAAATTGCGCGACCGTGGCATTGAGGTTCTAGTTCTAGACCACCATGAACTGGAAAGCGCAAATAGTATTGCTTGTATCGTTAATAATCAACTGGGAGATTATCCAAATAAATCACTATCTGGCGCAGGAGTAGTATTTAAATTTTGTTAGTATATTGATTCTGTAATAGGTAAAAACTACTCTGATGATTTGGTAGATTTGGCTGCCATTGGAATTATTGCGGATATGATGGATATTCGAGACGCCGAAACAAAGGAAATTATTAGTCTTGGATTAAGTCATATTTGTAATCCATTTTTAGAAGCATTTGTAGAAAAACAAGAATATTCATTAAGAGATGGCGTAACGCCTGTTGGAGTATCATTCTATATAGCACCATATATTAATGCTGTTATTAGAGTGGGTAGTCAAGAAGAAAAAACTGTTCTGTTTGAAAGTATGCTTGATTATAAAGCATTTGAAAAAATCCCTTCAACAAAACGGGGATGTAAAGGCGAAATGGAATTTAGAGTTGATTAGAGTTGTAGAGTATGCGCGAATGCTAAAAACCATTAGAATAAAGCCTGTGAAGCAAGTGCTGACAGAATTGAGGAAATAATTGAAACAGAAGAGTTATTGGAACATCCTGTTTTGGTGATTAAAGTAACTGATGAATTAAATCAAAATTTAACTGGCCTTATTGCTAACCAACTTGTTAGTAAATATCAACGACCTGTTTTGTTATTGAGGCCGGAAATAGAAACTGATGATAATGGTGAAATTAAAAGATTTGACTGGATGGGAAGCGGACGCTGCCCATCAAATGTGAAGTTGGAGAATTTTAGAGAGTTTATCTTAAATAGCGGTTTAGTTAATTATGCTTCTGGACATGCAAGTGCTTTCGGCGTTTCAATTCCAGAAGGAAAAGTAGAAGATTTAGTTACTTATATAGATGCTCGTTTAAAAGTTACCGATTTCTCGACCACATATAAAGTTGATTTTGTATGGGACGCAAAAAATATTGGTGAAGAAAAAGAAACAATATTAAAAATAGGAGAATTGGATGGAATGTGGGGCCAAGGATTCGCGGAGCCTCTTGTTGCAATAACCGATGTTATAGTTACTGCTCAGAATCTCGTTCTAATGTCTCCTGATAAAAGTCCTACAATCAAAATCGTTCTTGGTAATAATATTTGTTTAATAAAATTTAAAGTAAAACAAGAAGAGTATGAGAGTTTATTTAGTGAATAGGGTTCTGTAAAAATAAACGTTATTGGAACTTGCAAATAGAATATTTGGAATGGAAATGTTTCACCATAGATAATTATCAAGGATTATGAAATAGTAAGTAGATTAGCGTATTATTTTTAAGGAGAGAGATATGAAAAAGATTTTATGTATTGTTTTAGTAATTTGTTCGTTATTGTTCTGTTCTTACTCTTGCGGGAACGCCCATGCGGCATCCCCATTTATTGAAACTCCGGACTTAGATGAACGAATTGACGAATATTTTGCTCAATTAGGCCAAAATGAAGAATTTATAAAAAGACAAGAAATAGCGCATACTATGGCAGAATGTGCGAGAGCGCTTGGCTATGACGAAGATTGTGAAGTAATTAAAATCGCCAAGGCTGAATGGCATGTCGCACAAGCCAATATAGAGTTAAATAATATTAGCAAAGAGCGTTGGTAGACGAGATATGAAGAATATCCATACGCTACATATGTTTGGCTCTATCTAACAAGAACAGTTGGTTTTAGTCCCGAAGTTGCGGCTGGAATTATTGGCAATATGATTGCTGAAGTTGGTGGTACAACTTTAAATCTTCAATATTGGCTTTATTCATACGATGGCGGTTTTTATTATGGATTATGTCAATGGGGAAAAACTTGGTTTCCAGAAGTAAGAGGAAAAGATTTGATTTTTCAATGCGAATATCTTATCGAAACCATAGAATCTCAATTTGATGCTTTCGGAAAAACATTTAGAACAGGATATACATTTGAAACATTTGTATTAAGTTCTACTGCGGCCGATGCGGCACTCGCTTTTGCGGCATGCTATGAACGATGCGGTTCGGGTTCCTGGTATCTAAGACAACAATATGCCAATCAAGCATTTGAATATTTTATGACATAAGGCGCTGGGTCTTTGACCCAGCGTTTTTTCTCTTGAGGTCGCTGCGCCGCCAGCGACTGCGCACCCCCGTCTCCGCGATTAAAAAGTGCTTTTCAAAATTTTTACTCTAATTTGACGGAATACTAATTTTATGTTATAATATATATAGAATAAAAATAAGGAGATTTATTATGTCAGTAGTAGATAATTTGAAATAGGATGAAGAAATAAAACAAACCTATATTAACAACAGAATTACATCTGCGGAAAAGCACCTTGAGGAAAATAGTAATTTTGATGAAGCATTTAAATATAGTATAGAAATTTTAGATAAATATGATTTTAGCGAATTTTTAACAGATGGAAGAAGTTTATGGGACTTGCGTGATGCCATTGAAGATAAGTATGATAAAGAAGCTTTTGATAAATATGGTATCTATTTATTCGATGATATGGATGGTTTCGATTCAACCATGTATTTTGCAAGCCGATACAACGTATGGTTCCAAGAATATACAGATTGGGTGGTGAGACACGATAATGGAGCTTACGAAAAAACAAGAAGAAGGATTAAAGATAGCGATTGAACGCTTTAATAACCATGAAAAATATACCTGCATTTCCGGTTACGCTGGCACTGGAAAGAGCACGCTAGTAAAGTTTATTATCTCTGCCCTCCCAGGTATAAGACCTGATGAAGATGTGCGCTATATTGCATATACTGGTAAAGCGTCTAATGTTTTAAAAAACAAAGGCTGCCCCGGCGCAATGACCGCACATAAACTGCTTTATCAAGCAAAAATGCTGCCCAGTGGTAACTATACTTTCTATCCGCGCACTGTTTTGGAAGGTAATCCAGCAGTAATAGTAGTTGATGAAATTTCTATGCTGCCAAAGAAGATGTGGGAACAGTTATGCCGCCACAGTGTTTATATATTGGCCTGCGGCGACCCCGAACAATTACCTCCCGTCCCCGATGAAGATGGCGAAGACCCAAACAACCATGTGCTTGACAATCCGCATATCTTTTTGGACGAGATAATGCGACAAGCGCAAGAAAGTGAAATTATTCGCTTATCTATGCATGTTCGAGAGGGAAAACCTCTATACACCTTTCCATGTGAAAATAAAGAAGTTATGATTATGGAAAAGGGGCAATGTAACTCTGATGTGTTGCTATGGGGCGACCAGGTATTATGTGCGACAAATAAAATGACAGAGTTATTGAACACGCAGATGCGCTCAGCTCTTGGCTTCTCTGGTGACCCGCAGATTGGCGATAAGATAATCAATCGCCATAATGAGTGGGGTATGTTATCTACATTGGAAAATCCATTAACCAATGGGGTAATTGGTAAAATAGTAAATTACTCAAATACAGATATATGCTTATATCCAGGTTGGGTAATGAAGAGAGTATCAGACATATCTGTGCCAGTAATCCGCTGTGATATGAGCGGAGACGAAGAAGGCGAGGTATTTAAAGACATTACCCTCGATTATAATCTAATCAACAATATGCAGATGATATTAAGTGGTCGGGCAAAATATATCATACTCAACAAGTTGAAAGAGGAAGTGCCACTTATGTTTACCTATGGATATGCAATTACAGTTTGGAAATCTCAAGGTAGTGAGTGGGATAAAATAGTGCTATTTAATGAAGGCTGGCCGCGAGAGCCAGTTATGAAACGCAAATATCTCTATACCGGTATAACGCGCGCAAAAGAGAAAATAGTTGTCATTACTTAAAAAATATGATATAATAGATATAAGAATGGGGGAAATTTATGTCATCATATTTTAGTTATCATAATCATACTTATTATTCAAACATTCGGCTTCTTGATGCTATTAATTCCCCAAAAAAGTTAATAGATACTGCAATTAAATTAGGACTTTCAGGTGTTGCTATAACAGACCATGAAGTCCTAGCAGCACATGTTGAAGCCGAAAAATATTACAATGAAATTAAAGAAAAATACCCAGACTTCAAACTGGCGTTTGGAAATGAAATATATCTTGTAGATAAAAAAGGTTCGGGCCAAAAGTATTATCACTTCATACTTATTGCAAAGGATGCTATTGGTTACAGGGCCTTAAAAGAGTTATCTACAAAGGCGTGGTTGGAAAGTTACACAGACCGCAAAATGGAAAGAGTTCCAACTACAAAAGCAGATTTAATTGAAGTGGTCAGCAAATTTAAAGGACATTTAATTGCCACAACCGCATGTATTGGTGGCGAGTTGCCGCAGTTAATTATGTTATATAAAACAGCGCAGAAGATTGGTGATATGGATAATGCGCGTTTATATTATAATAAAATCCTTGAATTTATTGACTTTTGTCAAAGATTATTTGGAGAAGATTTTTATTTGGAGTGCGCCCCCGGCAATTCTCCAGAACAAATATTGGTTAATCAAACGCTTCTATCCATTTCATTAGTTACGCATACGACAGTTGTTGTAGCAACCGACGCGCACTATGCTCGTCCAGAAGATAGACCAATTCATAAAGCATATCTTAACTCCAAGGAAGGAGACCGTGAGGTTGATGCATTCTATGAATTCACCTATCTAATGTCATATGATGAATTAAAAGAATTATTAATACAGAGTATTCACGAAGAAAATTGGGCTGATGTGATTATAAAGAACACTCTTGAAATACAGGATAAAATACAGCCATTCTCTCTTTTCCGCAAACAGAACATTCCAAGTGTAGAAGTAAAGAATTATCCTCGTGGTGGTTTTGGAAACAATAATCCATATGCTGATGAAATGGAAAAGTTCCCAAATCTTAAATATCTTTTGGCGTCAGAAGATATTCAAGATAGATATTGGGTCAATCAATGCTGGGATAAACTCAACGAATTAGGAAAAGGTTGGAACCATTTATTAGAAACTGGTGACGATACATATCTAGCACGTCTTGAAGAAGAAGCAAGAGTAAAACGCATCATTGGTGAGAAACTGGAAACTAATATGTTCCGTTATCCAAATACACTTCAACACTATATTGATTTGATGTGGGAGTGCGGTTCTATGGTGGGCGCAGGACGTGGCTCAAGTTGCGCGGCTCTAAACCATTATCTAATGGGTATTACACAGTTAGACCCAATCGTTTGGAATTTGCCGTTCTTCCGCTATCTTAATGATGAACGTGTTGAGTTGGGCGATATTGATCTTGACCTGTGTCCAAGTAAAGTTGGCATAGTTATTAAGAAGATTGCCGAAGAGCGCAGCAAGATGTTTAATGATGACGTGCCGCAATGGGCCAAAGATAACCTTGGTTGTGTTAGAATTGCTACTTTTGGAACCGAAGGCACAAAATCTGCTATCCTAACTGCTTGCCGAGGCTATCGTAGTGATGACTATCCCGATGGTATTGATGTAGACCAGGCACAGTATATGGCATCTCTTATTCCATCTGAGCGTGGTTTTCTATGGGATATTGATGATGTTATCAATGGTAATGAAGAGAAGAATCGTAAACCAATTCCCACATTTATAAGAGAAGTAAGTAAATATCCTGGACTACTGGAAATCATCATGGGTATTAATAGTGTAATTAATAAACGCTCTTCTCATGCTTCTGGTGTTATTCTACTAGATGGTGACCCATTTGAGTATTGTGCTTTTATGAGAACTCCAAAAGGAGAGATTATCAGTCAGTTTAATCTACATGATGTAGAATATTGCGGCGCCACAAAATATGACTTCCTCGTAACCGAAGTTCAAGATAAATTAGTTCAAACAATTCAACTTCTGCAAGAAGATGGTGAGATTGAAAAAAATCTATCTCTTAAAGAAGTTTATGATAAATACTTCCATCCTAATGTTCTTCCCATTAATGATGAAAAGATTTGGGAAGCACTAGGCAATGTAAGTGTAATTAATACATTCCAATTTGATAGCCAAGTTGGAGCACAGGTAGCAAAGAAACTTAAACCTCATTCTATCCAAGAAATGTCTTCCGCAAATGGTTTGATGCGATTAATGGGCGAAGAAGATGAAGAGAGACCATTGGATAAATATTATAAGCAAAAGAATGATATAAGTCTATGGTATAAAGAAATGGATAGAGAAGGATTAACAAAGGAAGAGCAGAAAACTCTTGAACCATACTTTCTCGCAGACTATGGCGTTCCTCCCGACCAGGAAAGTCTAATGTTGATGCTAATGGATAAAAATATTTGCGATTTCAGTTTAGCAGATGCTAACGCAGCCCGCAAGATTGTTGGTAAAAAGCAAATGAAGAAAATCCCAGCATTGCGGCAGCAAGTATTAGACCAGGCTAAATCTCCAGCTCTTGGTCGATACGTATGGAAACATGGATGCGGTCCTCAGATGGGCTATTCATTCTCTCGTATTCACGCCCTAGCGTATTCTTTCATTGGAGCGCAGACATTATATATAGCGACACATTGGAACCCAATTTATTGGGATACCGCATGTTTGATTGTAAATAGCGGCTCTCTTGAAGAGGATGAAGAAGATTTTGAGGAAGAAGAAGAAACTGAAAGCAAGAACACAAGTACTGATTATGGAAAAGTCGCAAAGGCTCTTGGAGACATTATCAGCGCCGGAATTAAAGTAAGTACAGTTGATATAAATCGTTCAGGCTTCGGATTTAAACCCGATATTGAAAATAATCAAATTCTATTCGGTATGAAGGCATTGTTAAATGTTAATGATGATGTTGTAAAAGATATTATTGCAAAGCGTCCATATGTATCTCCAAAAGATTTTTATTATAAAGTAAATCCAAAGAAACAGGCAATGGTTTCATTAATTAAAAGTGGAGCATTTGATAATATGATGGAGCGCAAATTATGTATGGCCTGGTTCATATGGGAAACGTGTGATAAGAAATCTCGTTTGACATTACAAAATCTGCCGGGGCTTATTAGATATAATCTGCTGCCCGAAGATACAGATGAACGAATAATGGCTCGTAGAGTATATGAGTTCAATCGTTATCTTAAAGCAGTCTGTAAGAATAAAGAAAGTCCAACATGGTATTTCTTAGATGCACGCGCAATATCGTTTCTACAAGAAATGGGATATGATGCATTAATTCAAGAGAATGAGTTTCTCGAAATTAAAGTTTGGGAAAAAGAATACCAACATTGGATGGATATATTTAGAGAGTGGATTGCCTCCGATAAAGAAGCTATTCTCAATAATCTCAATGGCCTGATATTTAAACAGGATTGGGATAAATATGCCGAAGGTAATTATTCATCATGGGAAATGGAAGCGATGTGTTTCTATTATCATGACCACGAATTAAAAGATATTAATTTCCAGAAGTATGGTATAAGCGATTTCTTTAAATTGCCAGAAAATCCAGAAGTAGAAAGAACATTTACTAAGGCCGGCAAGACAATTAATATCTTTAAACTGTATCGCATCTGCGGCACATGCATAGCAAAGAATAAGGTAAAGAGTAGTGTATCTCTTCTCACTCCTACCGGAGTAGTTAATGTCAAGTTCCGTAAAGAATATTTTGCTCTATTTGATAAACAAATCTCTGAGAAGCAAGAAGATGGGACAAAGAAAGTTAAAGAGAAGAGTTGGTTTAACCGCGGACAAATGATTGTAGTTCAAGGTATTCGCTCCGGCGATGACTTTATTACGAAAAAGTATGCTTCTTCTGCGGGGCATCAGTTATATAAAATAAACAAAATAGTTAATAATACAGATTTAGAATTGACAACAGAAAGGTATGGGGCTGAATAATGGATGATTATTACAAGCGGGCTATTGATATAGCAGAGCAATATGAAAAAGATAAAGCAGCAAATGATATGGTAAATCACCCCGCCCATTACACGGCGGGGGGTATTGAATGTATTGATGGGCTTGCTGCGGCCACGACTGGGCTTGAAGGTATTGAAGCAGTATGCACCGCAAATGCAATTAAATATCTGTGGCGATGGAAGCATAAGAATGGTGTCCAAGACCTGGAAAAGGCTAAATGGTATATAGACTACCTCATTCGCCACATCGGGCAAAACTAATTAATTTTCTAATCACAAAACCTAAATATTGTAGTGGCCCAAAAAAAATACTACAATTTTTAGATTGGAGGATATATATGATAGAAGTTGTAAAACGAGACGGAACAAGAGTTCCTTTTGACAAACAAAAAATTATAAATGCTATCAATGGTGCTTTTATTGAAGTTGATGGATAGCTATACGAAGATGATACCGCAAGAGATATTGCAAACGATATCTATGGACAGTGTAGCATAGATGCTGATGCTTATTCAGTTGAAGATATTCAAGATTTAGTTGAAAATTATTTAATGCGCTCTGAACGCCCTGATGTGGCTCGTGCGTATATTCGTTTTCGTTATAAGAAAGAAGTAGCAAGAGAAATCAAGTCTGACTTCTTTGATGCTATTGGAGAAAAGCTGGAAGCAAGAAACGTTCAAAATCAGAATGCTAATGTTGACGAACATTCATTCGGTGGCCGCATTGGTGAAGCGTCTTCCTATATGACAAAGCAATACGCTTTGGATAATTTAGTTTCAAAAATGGCAAGGGAGAATCATGAAGGTAATATGATTTATATTCATGACCTTGACGCCTATGCTGTTGGTTCTCATAACTGTTTAAGTATTCCATTCGATGATTTACTTGCCAATGGATTTAATACTCGCCAAACAGATGTGCGGCCGGCCGGTTCAGTGAACACAGCGTTCCAGCTCGTAGCAGTAATTTTTCAGTTGCAAAGTCTGCAACAGTTTGGTGGAGTAAGTGCAACTCATCTTGACTGGACTATGGTTCCATATGTGAGAAAAAGTTTTTATAAACATTGGAAAGATGGTTTAATCTATCTTGCCAATTACTAGCGTGCTAATGAGTTTATTTTTGTAAATGAACCTATTGAAAGCATTAGTTATAAAGAACTTTCAGATATTGATAAGGATACAATGAATAAAGTTTATCAATATGCTATGAATATGACAGAACGAGAAGTCCATCAAGCCGTTGAAGGAATGTACCACAACCTCAACACACTTCAGTCCAGAAGCGGAAATCAATTGCCTTTTACTTCTATTAATTATGGCACATGTACTCTTCCAGAAGGAAGGATGGTTACAAAAGCATTACTAGATGTTAGTATTGAAGGATTAGGCAAATTGCATAAAACATCTATTTTCCCTTGTGGAATATTTCAATGCATGAAAGGCGTTAATCGTAAGCCAGGAGACCCCAACTATGATTTATATCAATTAGCATTACAATCTACTGCAAAACGCTTATATCCAAACTATGCCAATGTTGACTGGTCTGGTAACGCAGGATATGATATTAATGACCCGAGAACATATTTTAGCACAATGGGCTGCCGCACCGCAAATGGGTGGGATGTAAACGGTCTCGGCCAGCTGAAAGATGGTCGCGGCAATATCTGTCCAGTAACTATTATTCTTCCAACGTTGGCTATGATGGCAAAAGAAGCATATATGTGTGAATATGATGATAGCATCGTTGAAGTATTTATGCAACTCCTGGATAAAAAAATCCATGAAGCAAAAGATATGTTAATTGAGCGTTTTAATTGGATTTGCTCACAAGATGCTTCAAGTGCAAAATTTATGTATGAAAATCATACAATGGCAGGTTATATTCCAGAAGAAGGAATTCGAAGCGCTCTTAAACATGGCACTATTGTTATTGGTCAATTAGGATTGGCAGAATGCTTACAAATTCTAATTGGTTGCGACCATACTACTCCTGATGGAATGAAGTTGGCTAAAAGAATAGAGCAACTATTTAAAGACCGCTGCGCCGAATTTAAGAAAGAATATTCACTAAACTTTGGTGTTTATTATACTCCTGCAGAAAATCTTTGCTATACTGCATTGAAGAAATTCCGCGAAAAGTATGGAGTTATTTTAAATGTTAGCGATAAAGAGTTCTTTACAAATAGTATGCATGTTCCAGTATGGCGTCAAGTCAGTCCATTTGAAAAAATTGATATTGAAAGTCAATTAACCGGATATTCTAGTGCGGGTTGTATTACATACGTTGAACTTGATGCTTCTGCTGTGCATAATACAGAAGCATTAGAACAAATTGTAAATTATGCTATGGATAAGGATATTCCATATTTCGCAATTAATGTTCCAAGTGATACTTGTTTGGATTGCGGTTTTCAAGGTGAGATTAATGATACATGCCCCGCTTGCGGCGGACACAATATTCAACAGCTACGTCGTGTAACCGGATATTTAACCGGAAATTATACCACTGCTTTTAATCTTGGAAAACAAGATGAGGTTCATCATAGAACCAAGCACGTTGGAGTGATGGAATAATGCGTTACGCAGGAATTATCAAAAATGATATTGCCGCTGGAAAAGGTATAAATCTCACATTTTTTACATAGGGGTGTCCGCATCATTGCTACGGCTGCCATAATCCAGAGACATGGGATTTTGATGGTGGTAAAGAATTTACTAGCGATACATTAAATGAAATTATTGAATCAATGGATAAAAATGGTGTTCAAAGAAATTTAAGTATTATGGGCGGAGAACCTTTATGTCCGGAAAATTTATTTTTAACACAATTAGTAGTTGCTAGCGTTAAAGAAAAATTCCCTATGGTCACAGTTTATATTTGGACTGGATATACCTACGAGGAACTTCAAGCTCGTAATGAAACAAAATTAAATCATATATTAGAAATGGCTGATGTTTTGATAGATGGCCGTTTTGAATTGGCCAACAGAGATATTACGTTGGAGATGCGCGGGAGTCCAAATTAGAGAATTATAAAATTGCATGAATAAAAAAAATATGATATAATAAAAGAAAAAAGTTGGTGAAATTTTTGGCTATATATCATTATGAAACAGAAAAAATATTGCGGTCTATCCCGAAGATTATGCACCATTTTACTGAAGGCGATACCGCAATTGTAGATGAAAATCATAAAGTATTTACATATAAAGATGGGGATTGGGTTGCTCCGATTGGTAGCGAAATTACATTCTCGCTAATGGAATTGAACGAGCAACTTATGGACCAAATGCCAGACTTCGAAGATATTGAAAAGTTTAAAGAAGATATTGGCAAATTTTCAGAAGCCTATAAGACATTGGTGTTTCTACAGCATGATTATAAATATATTACAATCTTTCAGCGAGATGACGATACATTAGATTCATTTGCCGATTCTCTTGTTGATTGTATGCATTACGTTGGTGCGCTAAAAGGATATGATATTTATGAAGGATATGCTGAGATTTGGCTAAAAACTGATAAAGGTTCTAAAATGTTTATACTAATTCCTTATGATGAAGGATGTGTTTATTATCATGGATAAATCAAAATCAATAGTTTGTAAACTAGACCAAAATGGTTATTTGAATTGCACTATTTATGTGCTTGGCGAAGGACATACTCTATTTCAAGAAACAACTCCATTTATTCATGCCGCAGAAACAATCTCAGACTTATGTAAGAATGTTGAGATTAAAACAGTGGCATTATACGGCCCAGTTACCCATATTGAAAGAGTAAGGCAAAACATATTAAAGAATAAGACTAATTTTGCATATAATAATGTAGAAGTATATATTAATCCAATCGGAGGAGATTTTTAATGTCTAAATATTTAATTTCAACTACAGAAACATATCGCGTTGACGATGCTGACGAAGCAAAAAATATTATCGAAGAAGAGAAAAGTAATCCAAGTTTTATCCTTGCTAAATATAGTTGCATTAAAAAGGAAAAGAAAGCAAAGGGTGAAGTAATTGACGAATGGTATAGATTAAGTCTTACCAAAGTATTTACTGATGAAAAAGACCCCTTAGTGCAGGCTGACGTAAGTTATAATGTAAAGGATTTTGAGGTGCAGTTTTAATGAGTAAGTTTGAACTAATTACCGACTATAAAGATAATAAAGAATTACTGCCGCGTCGCGCAACAGATGGTAGCGTAGGTTATGATTTTTTCGTCGCGCAAGATACTGTGGTACCGAGTATTCTCGGGCATCAAGATAAGATATATTTCTCATATCTTCCCGATGAAAAAGAATATACTTATCATAATCGTCTAACCCTGAATTTAGAAGAACTGGCAAATTTAACCAAAACCACAAAGGCCCGTCCAACACTTGTTCCTACTGGAATTAAGTGTAAATTAGACCATGATACTTATTTACAAATAAGTGTTCGTTCATCTACCCCGCTAAAAAATTGGTTAATTCTTGCTAATGGAGTAGGTATTATCGACAGAGATTATTACAATAACGAAGATAATGAAGGTCATATTCAATTCCAGTTGATTAATCTTTCTCCATTTGATATTCAGCTCAAAAAAGGAGACCGTATAGGTCAAGGTGTTATTCTGCCTTACCTAATTACCGAAGATGATATTGCTCTCCAAGAGCGTTATCAAAAGCGTAAAGGCGGTTTTGGTTCTACATCATGAGACTGCTTGCGCTAGACCAAAGCAGCAGAATAACCGGATGGGCTTATTTTAAAGATGGCGAACTCCAAGAGTATGGTAAGATTGATTTGACAACTGACGACATAGGTCTGCGGCTGAATTAGTTGCGGGACCGCATCGCGGAATTAATTATGAATTTTGATATTGATGAAGTCGCTTTTGAAGATATATATATGGATGGATAGCGAATAAACAATGTCTCAACATTTAAAATACTTGCCGAAGTATTTGGAGTTTGTTATGAACTATTTACTGATATGGAAATAAAAAATACGGCGGTTCTTGCCGGAACATGGAAATCTACTCTTGGTATAAAGGGTAAAACCCGTCCCGAACAAAAACGCGCCGCGCAATAGTGGGTTACTACAAACTATGGTGTTACTCCTACACAAGATGAATGTGATGCTATATGTATTGGAGCCCATATAATAAAACAACAAAACAATTCTTATGATTGGGGAGAATAATATGGCAGACTTTCAAGAACTATTAAAAACTATTACTTAGACAGTGTTAATTCCACTTCTAATTGCTCTTGTTGGATATGCAGTAAAATGGATTAATGCAAAGGCAAATGAAATCAAGGCCAGTGCAAAAGACCAAAAAGTCCAGAAGTATGTGGAAATGTTGAATGACACAATTGTTTCTGCGGTAATTGCGGTTAATCAAACTTATGTAGATGCTCTTAAAGAAAAGAATGCATTTACAAAAGAAGCACAAGAAGAGGCTTTTAAGCGTGTCTATGAAACAATCATTGTTACAATGACAGAAGAGGCCGATAGATATTTAAGTGAGGCTATCGGCGATTTGGATGAATATATTAAAACAAAAATTGAAGAAGCAGTTAAAGAAAATAAGATGATAAAAATTGCTGCGTAAAACTAAAAAAGGGGCGGTAGTCTTAATTGACTACCGCCCCTTTTTTAGTTTATTCAACTTTATTTTCTGCACGCATTTGTGCTTGGACCTTATCTACTACTCTAGCATGTAGAGCATCGC